TTAATATTTAATATCTTACGATATGGAGTTCCATTAACACTTGCTGATATATAACCTGCATTTATATCATATCCACTATCATTTCTATATTTAATATATTCTAACTTCATTCTCCAACATAATATTTCCCCATTTAATTCATATTTTTTTAATAACATATAACTCACATCCTTTCTAAATTTATGTCTTATTATATCATTAAACTATAAATTTGTCAACACCATAGCTTTCCCAGTTGGAATATCTATAACTTGTGATTTTCTATTCCATATTTTTGCACTAGCTTCTAACATTAAATTAATTTTTTTTCCATATATTAAATCATCTATTAATATAAAAAATCCATTCTTTCTTTGTATTTTATCTAATAATGATAATAAATATTCATAATTAAAACCATCTATATATCCCCTTAGATATGAATTAGGAGTAAATATAAATAATTTATTTTCATAAAATATATCATCAATATCTAATAAGTACCTTTCAAATGATTGATAATCTTTAATCACAACATTATTATTAAATAAATTATTATATAATTGTTCAAAGAAAAAGCTAACTATTTCAACATTCTTAACTTTATTATCCTGTTCAAACATTATCTTTCCATTTTTGTTGATAATAAATTCTGGCTTAGACATCAATATCATTTTAATGAATACCTTATAATAATTCTGTTCTAATATAATGTCTCTATTTACAGATGACTTTAAATAAGAATATTGTGTTTTGGAAAATATTTTATCAAATGTTTTAATTCCACTCTTTAATACTTTCCAATTCTTTATTCCTTTTAATGATAATAATAATTTTTTATATTGCTTACTATCTGGATATGAAATCATCTTAGGACTACAACCTAAAATATTTGCTATATTATATCCATTGCTATCTCCAACTAAATGTATTTCATTAAATACACTGTCTTTAATTAATGGAAATATATTTATTGTTTTTGTCTTTCTTTTATCTTCAAATAAAATCATTTAAAAAACTCCTTGAAGTCAACTTCAACACCACCATTTATATTACTTTCTTCCCTAAATATTTTAGGTACTTCACTAATTTCCAAACTTTCCACATATTGTCTATAAACCTCACATCTATTTTTTTGTCCACATAGGAAAGAACAATAAAAACTATTTGATTTATCTATCTTTATTGATTTAAATTCTTTTTCTTCTTCCAATAATTTAAGTGATTTCTCTATAAATTCAATTAATTCTTTTTTATTTTCTTCACTATAAGGATATACTACAATACCTTCTTCTATAATAAAATATTTTTCTAAATTATCTGGTAATTCTTTTCTACAATCACTAGCTAAATCTAAATATAATTGATAGGCTTCATCTTTTGAATATCCCTCTAACTCAGCAAATGATAATAGTTTTAATTGAAGTTTATTCCAAATATCCTTTCTATCTGTCAACACTGGTTTACTAAATCCATTCTTTTGTTTATAACTTGTCCATACATATTTAACCATATTCCAAGCTATATTATTAATTTTATATCCCATTTGTTCCAAAGCATAAGCATATAAAACTAATTGTCTTCCCTTATCTTGTAAATCCTTAGATTGAAATTTAGATGATGTTTTATAATCGTGAATATCTATTGTCCCATCATCATTAAATATTATTTTATCTATATATCCTTGCATCCAAATACCAGCTATATTAACCAAGAAATGCTTTTCATTTTCTGTTTTAACATTATCTTTTTTAAATGTATAAATATAATGTTGGATATTTCTTTGCATATTTTCTGCTATAACATCACTTGGAAATTTATACCCTTGATTTATAATTTCTTGATACCCTAATAAATATTTTTGTTCAAAATCCTTAACATCTAATTCTCCATTATAAATCATTTCAACACATTCGTGTATTAATGTTCCAAGTTTTGTCCATATATTATCCATACCCCTAATATGATCTATATATCCAAGTTTATATTCATATAAGCAATTATATAAACTTGATAATCTGGAATAAGAATATACTTCAATTTCTTGTTCTTTTAATTCCTGAACCTTTTGTATTGTATCCACCTTATCACTACTCCTTAATTTCTGTTAATTTATTTTCTAAAATATATTTAACTTTGTCAATATCTTCATCAAATATACAATTTTTTCTACCTAAATCACAATCATTAGCATTAATATATTTTATTTTATATTTAATAATTGGATTTAAACTAATTAATTTTCTTGCTATTCTCTCATACATCTCATCTGGTAATCCCTCATCTAATAATAAAATTACTTCATTTGGATTTACTTTCTCAAATAATTTTCTTTGTTGTTTTGTAATATTGCAAGTTCCTAATGCTACAACATTTGGAAATCCCATAGAGTTAGCTTGAAGAACACTTTTTTCACTTTCAACAACATATATTTTATCTTTCATATATCTTTTGTTTTCACCTAAACCAAATAAAAATAATCCTCTCTTATAATTAATTATTGGTAGGTATTTTGGTACATTACCATATACATTTTTGTAATTAAATCTACCTAATAAGCCAACTAAATTACCATCATAATCCCTAATTGGTATTCCAATTCTACTTGTTTCTTCATCATATATTAATCCATATCTATATTGAATTAAAGTAGAAACACCATCTTTAAGAAATAATTGCGAGATGGTTTTCTTATAATCTAATAAAATTCTTTCATCATATATTTCATAATGATCCTCATCTTTATTTTGCCTTAACATATCTAAATAAGATTGGAATATAGACGATGTCATCTCTCTTTGATATATTAATTTTTGATTTGTAAAATCTTCTATAAATCTAAATGCTTCTCTATATCCACAACCTAATTTATGTTTTACTAATTCTATTATATCCCCATCTAATCCTTTGCTCCAATATTTAAAAACAAGTGTATCTTTAAATAAACAACTTCCATTTGGAGAAGCACCATCATACCACGAGAACTTAAATTCTTTCTCGTGATTTGATATATTAGTAAAACCAAGTGCTTCCAATAACTTAAAAATATCATCTTCTGTAAATTGTATATTCTTAAATTTCATGACTTTCTACCTCTATTTTCATGACTTGGATAACAATATCCTAATTCTTCCCATTGATTAAATCCACCATTAAACTTATACGCCAATACAATTCCTTGTCCTGTATTTCTAGTTTTTGCCAAAAATACTAATTTAATCTTTTTATAATCTTGTCCAACTATTTGAACTTGCTTCATAATAGGTTTACCTTGTTTATCTTTAAGTGGATTACCATGATTATCAAATGTTGGTGTTTCTATTTTTATATCATGCTTTCCACCAGTAATTTCATCATCCCACATAGCACGAATTAATAATACTTCTGTTGCTGGTTCACTTATATGTTTTGATGTTGAAATATTATCTAATGCAAGAAATCTAGTATTCAAATCACTTAATCCTAGTTGAACTGTCGCTATAATTGAACTATCTGTTCTATCTGCCAACATAAATAATTCCTTAGACATCTCTTTCATTTCTCCAATTACACTACCACTAGCACTATCTTCTGCCTTAAATACATCATATATAAATCCACCATAACCTTGTGCTGCCAATGTTTCAATTATCATTTGTACATCTTCAATAGAGTAATTAAATATCTTTGCAAACTTAATATATGGAACATATTTTGTGTTTATAACTTCCATTATTTCCCTAAACATTGCTTCTTCTTTATTGCTAAAATGTCCAACCTTTAATCTTCTTCTATCTAATCCTTCATCTCCAAATAGCTCATAAGATACTTGTGCTATCATTAATTGCTTAAACTCATTAATGGTTTGCTCATTTGAAATAATACAAGATTTAATTCCAGCATTTAACCATGCTTTCATTATTACAGCAAACGAAAATGATGTATTATGTGTTGGTATAAAATTATCTGTTATATATAATTCATTATCATTTGATACTTTTATACAAACCATTTCTACTTCTTTTTCTAAGTCAATAACTTCAACTAATCTAATTTTTCTCTTTAATTGATTTTTAAAATACGCTATATTATGTGCTTTTCTATCAACTCTCCAACCTAAACTTCTACCAATATCCACCATAATATCTAGCATTGGGACATTTTGAGTAACAACTTTATAATGATCTCCTAAATCATTAACATCAGATGTACTATCTAACCAACCCAATAATAATTTTTCTCTATCTTTTCTAGTTGTATTCCATAACATTTGTTCATCAAAAGCCACATATGTTCTATTTGTTCTTAGATTTTTATATGTTTTAGTTGAAAATATCTTATTTCCACCATTACCTTTAACCCAATTAACTAATTCCTTTGAAAAATTTACTCTATATAATTCATTCCATACAGTTTCTTCGTTTGTTGTTTTATGTAATTCTGGCGTTACTCCAATTCCTAAATCCATAGATGTCATAAATTTACTATGTGTTTTAGCATTGGTAAATTCTAAATATCCACTCCAAACATTGCATCTAGTACCAAACATATATCCAATAGCATATAAATCATATGGACATTTGTATATTTGATTTTCTGGTGGTTCATATGGTTTTCTTGGTAACATATAAAATTTCTTTCCTTGTTCCATCAAATCCATAAACTCTCTCAATGTCTTTGTTTCTAAATTATTATTTCTATCTAAGAATGTCCACAAATGTTCATCATTGCATTCTACTGTACTCCCATCATCAAATATTAATTTGTATAATTTTTTCTTTCCTTGTGGATAAATACCCAATACTTTTTGTCTAGTATATGGAATATCATTACTTGGATAACCTAATACAATTTGTCCTAAATGTAAATCTTTTAATTGAACATATCCTTCTGGTGTCAATATTTTACTTGTTATAGGTTGTGCCTTCCCTTGATTGACATGTCCACCTATCAAACTCAAACCTCTATTTAACCCTAATATTTCATAATTTAATAAAGGTGCTGTTGATGCAATACTTAATCCCATTTGAGTTCCACTATCAAATAATTCAAAGTCTTCATCTGTTATTGTAAAATCTTCTATTCTAGTTTCGCTTCCACTTTTAATAAAAGTATTATTTAATTGATAACTAAAATATGCTCTTATTTCATCTGCTGACATTTGACTTATCTTTGCATAGTTTCCTTTAATGTCAAACCCTTTTAATTCCAAATCATTGATGATATTCATTTTAATTATTTCTCCATAAAATCCATCAACATTATTTGGATCTAAATTACTTGCTACTGTTTGGAATGTTTCATATCCACCATAACCCAAAAATTTAGATTTAATAATTTCATTACTATCAATATAACTTAATACAGTTGCTTGGTCAAATGTTGTCATTCCTTTTTCTATTAATTTACATCCAATAGTATAAAAGAATTTAGCACTTTCTGTTTCAAGAAATTTATCTAAGGCATTAATTCTTTTGATGTATTTCCCATATGTTTTTGGTCTACTCCACAAACAGAAGACAAAGTTATTTTCTATGATTTCTCTATTTCTAAATTCCATTCTATACCCCCTAAATAAATCTACTAATATCCACTCTTTTATTTTTATCTAACATATCACTTAATAATATATTATATTTATTATCTATCTCACTTGTTTCATTCTTTTTATTTTGTTCCTTAGTCCATAATTCCATAGATGTATTAAGTTTATCTCTAAGAATAACAAATATATATGCTTGTCTTTGAAATATAACTAATGAAGAAAGTTTGCTTGATATAAAATCACTTTCCAATATTTCTCTTGTTAATTCAAAACAAAAACGAATATAATCATAATCTTGTTGATTTTCTGTTATTTCTGTTATAAACTTAGTTATATTATCATATAATTTCCCTTGTCTTTTCAAACCATAACCAAGCATATAATAATAAATATAATCCTTTATATATGCACTTAATTCTCTTTTATTCATAATATCTACCTTCCTTTAATAAAAGAAAGTGGGATATTAGTTACCCCACTTCTAAATTCTAAATACCAAATCTATCAATAATTTCTTGTAAAGAAGTGATGTTATTATTTAATGGATTTTTCATATCAATTTCATACTCTCCTATAACTCCCATTAACTCTGTTTTAGTTGCAATAGGTGTATCATCTGATGCTCCAAATTGTTTTATCTTTGTCAATAATTCATTCAATTTCTCCTCACTTGCTTTTTTATTCTTTTCTCTTGTAACTTTATTTTCTTTTTGTTCTTGCTCTACAAGTTTATCCATAGTTTTCATATCCTTAATATTAGCTAAACCCATAACGCAATTTTTTAATGTTTGAATGAACACCTTAGCATCTAATGGTATTTGTTCTGGTACATTAGCAAATCTACTGCCAGCTGCATAAAATCCATCTCCTCTAAATCTTAAATACCTTTCTCCTGTTATCATTCTTCCATCAACAACTTTATTATCATTTGTAATCATTAATATAAAGTCTGCATCATTGGCAAATACTGCATCATAATCTTCTGTTAAGTTTGAACCTAATATTTGATATTCTTCTTCATCTATTTTTGTTTTTAGAGTTTTAACCTTTGTATGTCCTATAAAGAAAATTCCTACACCAGCACCTCTTAATTTTTCTATTTGCTCTTTAATCATTTTCTTCATAAAGGCTCTTCCTCTGCCAAATCCACCCCAACTTTGATCAATACTATCACAAGGTTTCTTTGTCTTTATTCTACTTAACCTACAAGTTTCATCAATAGCTACATTAATAAATTCATCAACAGTATCTATTGCTACTATTTTAATTCTTTCTTCTTCTGGTGTATTAATGATTTCATCAACAAGTTGAGTAAATACTTCCCAACCTCTATAAGTTTCTTCATCAATCATCATTTCTGGTACTATTGTATATGGAAATATGTTTACACCATTGATTGCAGAATATCCTTTTTCAAAGGGAATAAGTAATCCTTTTGTACTATCCCCATACATTTCTTCTACAATCTGTGCGAAAAAGCTACTCTTTCCTGCCTTTGCAGCTCCTCTAATTAAGAACACATAATTTTCCAACCCAAACTTAACTTCATTCTTTTTAATTTTACTTAAAAATCCCATTAGTAATCACACTCCTTTAATTAACTGAAAAACGCACCAAAGTTTAATTCACTTGAAGAACCTGTATTTTCTTCTACTTTATTTGTTTTTGTTTCTTTCTTGCTATCTTTTTTACCTTCATAAGCACCTACTGTTTTATATAATTCAAGCATATCCATAAACATATCTTCTTGAATTTCTTGTATAGGCATATTTGCATGTGGTTGAATTAAATAAGTTTCATCAATTCTTTCCATTGTCATTTGAAGTTTATTTCTAAGAAATCTATCTTTTTGATCTGGGAATAATTCAAGGTATTGTATTTCTTCCTTAGTTAATAATTCCTTCTTTTGTTCTTCACTTAATTCAATTTCACTATTACCTCTTTTAAAAGTAACCTCAAATCCAACAGATGCAATTTTTCCTTCTGGACATTCAAATCTACCAAGTATAAACGCTAATAATTTTTTATGTAAATCATTTGTTAAGTCCAATTTATCAGTTCTTACATAAAATGTTTGTGGGAATAATATTTGCTCTACTGTACTTTTTGTGTTTTTATCTTGATTATATTGAGCTATATAACCCTTAACTTCAACTCTATTCCCTAATTCTTCTATTAATCTAGGATCAAAATCTTTTCCTTTTGTTATAGATGCTTTATCAACAGCTCCATTAGTAAAGAAAATTTGTAATTGTCCTTTGCAATATTCTTCATCTTCTTGATTTGTAGCAAGGGATAAATTTCTTACAACAAACTTTTTATACATAACATCTTTTTCTTTATTATATTGTAATTGTAAAGTTCCTGTAACATAAACTTTTCTTCCTTTTAGGGTTTCTAAATTACTATAAATTTCATTAATCCATTCTCCCCCAAAAACAAATTCCTTATCATGAAATCTTTGCTTTTTAAAATTAGGAACAGTTTTAAATAATTCTTCATTTTCTAATTGCTTAGGCGTTAAACTAACTTCAACTCCCTCTGAGTTTTTAAACTTAATTGGAGATAACTTTGTTAATCCAGTGTCTTCATACATATCTCCACCCATTAAATCTAAAAATTGTGTACTACCATCAACATTAACTCTTAATTGTAATGAATATCCTTTCCAATTTGATGTCTTAGATATAATTTCTTTTAGTTCTGGTTTATCTTTATAATCTAATACACCTACCATAGTAAATTGATCGTAAACTTTTCTTTCCATCTTATCACTTCTCCTTATTTATTATTATTTGTTATATAACCTTCATCTACCAAAAACGCATACGACATATTCAAAGCATCTGCAACATCATCACTTTCTTGAATAATTTGTTTATATGCCTGCCATCTTTTCATTGCAATTTTAATACTTTCTGTTTTTTGCAATGCTCTACCTTTTGCTGTTATCCCAGCAACTGTCTTCCAATGTATAACATGTAACATTACTAACTCTATTCCATGTTGCTTAGCCAATAATTCTAATATTCCAAATAATTTAAGTAATACACTTGTTGTATGAAAATTTTTTATTATTGGTGGTACTTGTTCTAATACCAAAACTTCTATATTATGTTGTACTATTAAAGCAGAAATTTTGTTATATAACTCTAATATTCTATCACCATAATCTGGATTTGTCAAGAGTATCTTTGAACATTCAACCCAATAGGGTTTCCCATCTCTTATATTTAATATTACATAACTTGTATTTATAGTAGCTTGATCTATAACAAGTATATTAACATTTTTTCTTTTCATTTATCAACCTCTAATTTACCAAATATTAACAATCTTCCAAAAAGCAAAATTAATTCTTCCTTAGTTTTATTTAACTTACTAAGATTTACCATTGATGTTTTCTTATTATAACTAACCAAATAATCTTGTGGAAGGTATGATTTATCTTTGGTTATTAAATACATGTACACATCTATATATTCATCTGGTAAACCATACCTTTTTAATTTATATTCTCTATAATGATTTCTCATTTGATCCATTATTCAATACACCCTAATATTAAATTAATTTTACTTTTAATATTTTCTCTTTCTTCTTCTGGAAATTCAATATCCATTACTTTATCTTCCATAGATTTAAGATGTGCTAAGAACTTTTCTAAATCTGTTTTAGGTACTTTACCTAATATCAATTTATATTTTTCTTTAAATTCTTCTATCGTTATTCTTTGTTGTATAAACTCTAATCTTAAATTAATTAATTCTTCATTGTCATCTATTTTCTTTCCAGTTAATAGAGATAATTCACTAAGTTTAAGATTTTCAACTAAATCTCTTGTTGCTCCTAATATCATTAATTTAGCACTAGCCATTGCTCTTTTTAATCTATCCTTACTAAAATTAATAGACACTTCTTTTTTAAGTTCTCTAAAATCTTTCTTACTTGTAGCTTGTGCTTCAACTAAATTTCTTCCTATATTAATTTCATCATCTACTACAACTTCACTTTGAAATACAATTTGTTCTTTATTTATCATCTTCAACCATCTCCTCTTTAATACCAGTTAATTCCTTAAAATAAGGTAATGTTAAAATCCATTTACAAAACTCTCTCCATTGTGGTAATCTATGATTATATCTTTGTATATATATAGTTTTTAATTGTCTATAATTTGTTGTAATACCAGCTGTTAATTTTAATCCACAAGGTATACCCATTAATAATCCTAGATATTTTTCTGTTGTTGGATTTTGTAAATAATCATCTTTTACTATATTAAAACTATCTATCATTATTTGTGGAGTATATGGATCGAACATAATATTCCCCATACTAACGATTTTATGCATGGTTGACTGCGAAGAAATTATATCTGCAAAATGGTATCTTTGAAATTCTGTCCACATTTTAATAGATATATTTAAATCAAATTGAACCACAACGCCACATAAATAATTATCTTCACCAGTTACACTATCTAATTTTCCTAATCTTTTACCACGATTTAAAGATTTATTTAATTCCTCTTTAAAGTCTTTATCTACTCTCATTGGAAAACCACTAACTCTTAAAGCATTTTTTAATCCATATACTTTTGAATTTGAAACTGTACTTTCAACACCATCTACAAATAGATTATCTCCTATTCCAATTATTGATGGTTCTATAATATCACTTATTAAACCCACTATTTATCACACTCCATATTTTTGATTTGTTTTATTTTATGATTTACCTCAAAATACATTTCCCACATTCTAATAAAGTCATAATTCTCTTGAAGTATATTTCTTAAAATAATTTGTTTATCATAAACACAATATAAATATATTATTAAATTTTTTAGCTTATCTAAATCAACTTTCTTATGATCAAAATCTAATATTACACCTTTTATTACATCGTTATTTAATATTCTTATTTGTTCTTTTAATTTTTGATGAATTAAAAAATCATAATTAATCAATTTATATTTATCTAAATTATCACTCATAATTATACTCCAAATCCCAATTTATCTTCTCTAACATCTTTCCATAAATTTTTCCATTGAATACTATCTAATACTTTTTGTGCTTCCTTTTCTGTTTGGAAATAATTACCAAATTCATATCTTTTATCATCATCTTCGGTATAGCATTCTAAGGTTTTATAAATATAAAATTCACTACCAATGTGATAATAATATTCTCTTTTATTAGCTCTCCATCTTTTAACTATACCATATTTTTCATTAACCTCATTTACTTTTTCATATATATATTGTAATTCTCTATCATTAACTATTAGAATATCTCTATCTAAACAAGGGTTAAGCCCTAAAATATACAATATATTATCTTGCTTTGAATAATCGGGAGATGAAATACTGCGAATACCACAATCTTCAAACTCACCTCTTTTTAATATTTTTTCATTTTGATATGTTATTCTCACAGCATACTTATCAAATACTGGTTGATGTTCAATTTTTAATACTTTTTCTTTAATCATAGTAATTACTCTCCTTTATACCAAATATTTTTATATCTATCTATCAACACAGCTTTTTTAACTACTTCAATAGGTGTTAATATTTCTGCATTTAATACAGCCATCATAATTGCGGGACTATAACCACTAACATAACAAATTCCATCTTTTGCTATTTCTGGGAAATTGTCGCTATTATTTACATTCCAATAAATTATTTGTGGTAGTTCATATCCATTTTGATTGAATTGATCTCTCATATGATTTATAATACCATATTTATCACTACATGTAGTAGCTTGATCAAATTGCATATCAGATATAATAACTAAGTGAGATGGCATATCTTCTTGTTTTAGGTTATTTTCTCTACCTATATTTAGTATTCTTAAAAATGCTTTTTGTAAATTTGTATTACCACAATCTCCATTAAATCCATTTAATTTATCTATTAATCTTTGTTGAGTAGAAATATCGTATAAATGAGCATCTCTACCAAATTCTAATATTAAATTTTTAAATGCTTCACTAGGATTTCTTTCAGCTAAATATATTCCTAATGACATAGATACTTCCATAGGTGTCCCCATCATACTTCCACTTGTATCAACTAATGGAATGATATTTATTGGTTTAGTAAAATAATTAGGTAATGCTTTCCATTGTTCTTCTAAAACATCTTCAACATTATATGGATTAGTTCCATATTTATGCACTATATCTCTTGGAAATAATACAGATGAATTAATTTTTATCTTACCTTGTTTTAATTCTTGCAAGTATTTATTAAATCTATCTGTATCTTTTTTATAAAATAATCCATAATTCATATTCATACACTTACTTGGAACACTTGGATAATTAATATTTTCAAATGTATTAGCACAAATATCTCTTTCAACTACTTTTAATAGTTTTCTATATTTGGCAATTTCTTTTTGATAACTATACATTTTAAAATAATTATGAACCTTATTAAATCTACTTAATAATTTCTTTGCCTTTTGTCTAGTATGATTACTTCTACTATTTATAGTTGGTAACCATTTCCAAGCCAAAGATAACTCTTTTGTAACATGTGCATCATATTTAATCTTTTCAGTAAATAAGTATTCAATCATAAACTCAGTTATAGGTTTTGCTAAGTCTTCACTTAAACTAAGATTAAGTTCAATTAAGTCCTTAAATCTACCAAACTCACATATAAACCCTAAGTTATTGTAGATATATTCTCCTTGATTGTTCTCTATTAAATACTTTGAAATAGCAAGGAAATTCTTTCTATTACCCATTCCACCACGACAATCTCTTGAATAAAATAAAGTTTTAATAGCTAATTCTTTATCTTCATTTAAAGCATTTATAAATAAAGATACTATTTTTTGAGTATTATCATTATAAATATCTCCTATTGTGCCAAACAAATCTACTAAATTACTCATTGTGCTTTTATAAACTTCTGCTCCATTAGTAGTATAAGTTTTATTTCCCTCATTAATAAATCCTTGTTTAAAATTCATATTATCACTCTCCTTATAATCTTAACAAGGAATAGAACATATTACCTTTAATTTGCAGTCAAAGTTTTATAATTGCTGTTATGTTCTATATCCTTTAATCTTAAATATTTAAAGAACAAATTTCCACACACTTTCAAAATAGGTTTGGGTATATTTGCTGAGTTGTTCTTTATATTAATTATTATAGCATATAATTTTTATTTTGTCAACACTTTATTTTTCCCATTGAGAAACAGGCAATAATCCATATTTTTCTTTTAATAAATTGTAAATAAACATTTTACCCTTTTGTGTCCACTTTGTTAAAAATCTAGCTTCTCCATCTTCGCATAAATATGTATTAGATTGACACAAGCCTTCTTGTAAATATTTAGCATACAATAACCATTGATTACTTTGTTTATATTGTACTCCTTGTTCATGTAATATTTTATTTAACTTTATAGCACTTAAACCAAAATCTTTTGCTATTTGAGTTGTAGTTAATAAAGTTTCTGATGAAAGTACACTATTAACATATTCCCCTTTATATTCCAATGGTTTAATATATCCAACCTCATATTCATTAATTGCAACAGCTCTTTCTAATTCATTATTTGCTTTTAAGATTTTTAATAAATAACTTTCTTTTTCCGTAATTTGCTTAATTTGTGTTTTCTCTAATTCTTCTTTCATTCTATCAAACTCTTTTATATAAGCAAGTTTAAATTCTTCATAACCTCTAATAGAAAACATATAAAGTAAAAATCCATCTTTTGTTAAAAGATATTCTCTCCTAATTTCACCTTTATTATCAGTATAATTTGAAGGTAAAATCAACGCACTCATTTCTGAGTGGGTTAAAATATTATCTAAATCTCTTAAAACATTATCGTGTCTTTTACCTAATCCTTCTGCAACTATTCTACTACTTACTACCAAAATTCCATCTTTGTTTTCAATACCTAAATTCATAATCTCATTCATATTTAATCATCTCCTTTATTTCCATTTAAATCATTTAATAATTCATTTATTATTGGATTACCTTGTCTATAAAAATACTTCTCTGTAACAGACATATTCCGATATTTACTTAATAATTCATCACAATATTGTATCCATTCTTCTTCATTTGGCTCTATCCAAATCCATTCTCCAACTCCATCGTCTTCTTCAACTGGAATAGTTCCACAAAATGATAAAGAAGGTTTCTTTATCCAATGCCAAACTTTTATTTGTTTTTTTGGTATCATATTATCAACTCCTTTCATGATTTATTTTATATCTTATGAATTTAGTTATATTATATTATATAATTTATAATTTGTCAACTATCTCTAATAATTCTTTTTCTGTTACTTGTTTCCCTTTATAAAATAATCTTTGATTACTACTACCTCTTAATAATAAATTCAAATTCTTTTTATCTAACTCAAATTTTCCATCAATTAATACATCTATTAATTCTAAATCTATCCATTTTTCAACTTCTTCTTTTGTATATCCAGTCCATACATAAACAAATTTATTTGTATTTTGTTTAATCCATTTTATTAAATAAATTGTTTTTGCTCTTTCAACTTGATTAAAAGGACATCCACCTAAAAAACTTACTGAATTAGATTTGCTCTCTAAAATTGAAGATTGAATATCATATAGCGATAATAAAAAGCCACCTTGATATGAATGAGTTTGAGGATTTTGACATCCAAAACAATTCATGCTACATCCTTGAACAAATATAGAAAAAGTATGTCCAGTAATAGAATTGACACTATCACTTTGGTTGATTGAAGCCAACCTCATCATTGTATTTTTATCTTTCTTTTGTTCAATTTGTAATAAAATATTTTCTTTTTTACTTAAAAAAACACAACTATTCTCACCATAATATCCTTTTCTCAATAAATCTTTATCCAATTCCAAGTCATCATTTGGATTATTTTTCATATAAAAATCTCTAAATACACTAGATTTTTTCCACTCATCGGAAACATATACTCCTTTCATACCATAATATTTATATGATGGACTATTTGGATTATAACATCTATTAATCATATTTTTCCAAGTTTTATACCATTTATATTCTTCATAATACCCTTTATCATTTAAGAAGACACATTTGCAGTCATTTTCAAAGCCAAAATCTGAAAATCTTATTTTGTTTTTATAGTATTTTGTTTTAGACACATCATCTTTATATTTGTTATATTCATAATATAAGTATGTTTTTTCTTGTGAAATATTATATCCAAAAAAAACTTGAATATAATCATCAATATTTAAATTTTCTCTATGACACTTTGTTAAAAATCCTTGTCTAGTTATTGGATGAGTTTCATAATATTCCATATCATTTTTATTTCCAATACTACCAGTATTAATAATAGACATAATTTCTCCTTTGGTTTTAAAATATGTATTATTTGGAGATACTATATTAGTTTTTCTCATATCAAAATGTATCATTAAATCTTGATTTGGATTATATGTTAAATAAAATTTTTTAAAATTACTAGCTGTTTTCCATTCATCACAAATAGAATATCCTTTTGCTCCAAAATTTTTATAATTATCATCTTTTTTATTAAATAATTTTCTTATTAATTTATCATAAACTGCATACCATTTTTCTCTTTTATTATTAAAACATACTTGACAGTCTATTTTTATTCCAAAATCTTTCTTATTGAAATATCGTTTGTTATTTTCATATTTATTCAATTCATCCATATCATCTACCCTTTCTATATTTTAATTTTCTATATATCTTTTTTACTTTAACTAAGTTATCTGGATTACATAAGCATCCATCATAATATATTTTTGATAAAAACTCACAAAGTTTTTGTCCTGTAAATCTAATATATTGAAAATAATCTTTTTTATTTCTTTTAAAAGTTTTTACTCCATATATTTTACATATACCAAGCACATATCTTAAAAAATTATATCCACCTTTAATTTGAATATATGGAAATTTAGAGTCTGAACTAATAACTCCAAATCCACCATCAATATATCCTCTAATAAAATCAAGGTTATAATAACTACTTTTAATTGGATTATTTATAAAACCATAATTAAATCTAAATCCAGCATAATATAATTGATTAAAAAATCTTATATCATATAATATTTTAAAATATTCATTTCTAATTTTATCATAGTATGTGTTTGATGTAATTCCATATACATTAAATATCATAGACATAATATCTTCTTCATTTTCATTCCACACAATCCTATATCCAAATATTTCATTTTGATATAATGGTTTGATTTTGTGTATTAAATATCCAAGTAAATATGCTTTTTCTGCATTGTTTGGATAAATTAAATTTTCCATTTTACTAGATTGATTGTTATGTTTTCTTAAATTAAATTTTTTAATATGTTTATTAACAATATATTTGGTGCAACCAAATATCATTTGTAAATCATTAATAGTCGCACCATCTTCATAATACTTAATAAATTTATCCTTATCCAAATCAATGGACATCTTACATTTTCTATTCAATTTATTCACTCTCTTTCTTAAATCCAGTATGGATATATCTATTATTCATCTCTTTCATTCTTCCTTTGACTGCTCTCGTCATATTAAGTTTCCCCAAATCCTTTCTACCCCAGATTTCTCTGTACTTTAACTACCCACTATTTTTTATTTTATTTTTTAAATTTCTTTATATATATATCTAAGTTTTGCATTTTGTATTCATTTGCTATGTCAATTAATTTTGTTATATTTTGTATATATATCACATATGGCTCTTGACCAGATGATTTATGCCATTGAGATACTTTTATATTACAATTACATAACTTTCTATATTTTTCTGCAATTAAACACATTTGTTCAAATGTTAATTTAACAGATGAAATAGCACCAGCATAATATCCTTTTCTTTTTAAACTCCAACCATCATCAAGAAAATACAATAATAATCCTAAATCAGATAATTTATCTATCATATTTTCTTTTGTTTCATTTATATAATATAGTAATTCTTTACTATTTGATGTGTCAAAATTTAT